CAGTCGTAACTGTTGATGGTTATGGTCGTGTCTCTTCAGTATCCAATACTGCAATTGGTATAGACCAATCACAGGTAACAACTGGTATATTCCCAATTGCTCGTGGTGGTACAAACAACAATACATTCACAAATAATACTTTAACATTCTTTAATGGTACAAGTGTTGTTTCTCTTGCTAACGTATCATATACAGCAACGGGTACTGGTGGCACAGGAAATACTCTAACATCTATAACAGTAGATAATTTTGGTAGGGCTAGTGCTGTTACTTTTGCACCTATTTCTGGATTGACTGTATCCCAAGGTGGTACTGGTGCAAGTAATATTACACAAAATGGTGTTGTTTTTGGTAATGGTGCTGCTAGTTTGGGTGTGACCGCAGTGGCAGGAATTAGTGATCAAACATGGAGCAATCAAATCCTTACTGTTACTAATGCTGGAGTACCTGTTTGGTCATCAGCAATGGATGGTGGTTCTTTTTAATCTTACTATATAATTATTTGATCATAGGAGTTTTGTTATGAGTAATGAAAAGTATGTGAATTATTATATTGAAACATTAACTAGCGTTATGAATGACGCAATTATTAATAATGTTTCCTTACAAGCAAATTCTAAAGTTATTGATGATGTTATATTAGAACAATCAAAAGTAATAGAAGAATTGAAACAACATATAGAATCAATGAATCAATTGGAAAACAATCAGATTGATTCATTGAATAACACCATAAATACTCTTAATGCTGAGATTTTTAATTTAAGAGTTGAGATTAATAATTCAAACAAATTAAAAGTTGAATATGATAATACTAAAAATCAAATTCAACATTTAGATACCTTTAGAAATGAATTATTGAAATCACAAAAAGAAAATGAAAATATTCGGTTAGAATATGAATATAAAATAAAAGGACTAGAAGAAAGGATTGAATATTTGCAATTATCTCCAGCGAAAAGAAAAAAGATTGATGAATCACAATCAAATAATAAAACCACAATTTCTACTACATTAGAAGTAGAAGGTGTAAAAGATGGTGGAAGTTTTTAAATAAATGTCAGTTGCAAATACCACAATTATATTAAAGAAATCTGGTTCTACCGGAAATGTACCATCATCATTAAATTATGGTGAAACAGCATTAAACTATGCTGATGGTAAACTTTACTATAAAAATTCTCTTGGTAGTATTGCATATATCACCAATAGTCAATCATTTGCAACAATCAATGCAAATAGTTCACTAATACTCGCTAGTTCTCCCACAGATACATTATCTATTGTTCCCGGACAAAATATATTCATATCTGCATGTACAGCAACTAAGACTATTACAATTAGTGCTAATGCAACTGGTGGAGGCGAGTCAACATTAGCACAAGCGGCATTTAATCAAGCAAATTCAGCCAGTTCAAATACTATCTATACACAAGGTGTAGATGCTACACAAAATACTTGGATTTCTAGTAATAATAGTTATTTTCAAGGAGCATTGAATGCAACTAATACTAGTATATCTAATGCTAACACGTTCTTACAAGCAAATGATGCATTAACATTATCTGCTGCTTTTTCTTATACTAATAGTGCAAACTCATCAATACAAGGTAATATATCATACTTAACTGGTGTTAATAATACACAAAATACTTGGATTTCTGCAAATAGTATCTATTCTCAAGCATCATTTGGACAAGCAAATAGTGCTTCTGCAAATACAATATACATTCAGAACAATCTGAATACTGCTAATGCTAATATTGCATATATTCTTGGAGTAGATATTACTCAAAACAATAGATTATCTACAGTAGAATCAAATACAGTATATACATTCGGTGTTGATGCACAACAAAATACTTGGATTTCTAGTAATAATAGTTATTTTCAAGGAGCATTGAATACTGCTAATGCCAATACAGTATATATTCAGAGCGGTCTTAATACTGCTAATGCTAATATAGCATATATTCTGAGTGTAGATGCTACACAAAATACTTGGATTTCTAGTAATAATGCTTATTTCCAAGGAGCATTGAATGCAACTAATACTAGTATATCTACATCAAATACATTTTTACAAGCAAATATAATATCTGGACTTGCTAGTGCTAAATCATACTCAGATGCTTCTAATACATCAATACAAGGTAATATATCATACTTAACTGGTGTTAATAACACACAAAATACTTGGATTAGTTCTAATGTAGCATATATTTCTGGTGTAGATGTAACACAGAACACAAGATTAGGTGTAGTAGAAGCAAACACCATTTACATTCAGAACAATCTGAATACTGCTAATGCTAATATTGCATATATTCTTGGAGTAGATATTACTCAAAATACTGCTATTGGTAATGCTAACACATTAGCACAAACATCATTTAGTATTGCTTCTAGTGCCAGCTCTAATACAATCTATACTCAAGGTGTTGATGCTACCCAGAACACTTGGATTAGTGCTAATGTAGCATATATTCTTGGTGTAGATGCACAACAGAACACTTGGATTAGTGCTAATAATAGTTATTTCCAAGGTGTCACAAATCAACAAAATACTTGGATTTCTGCAAATAGCATTTATTCTCAATCATCGTTTGGACAAGCAAATAGTGCTTCTGCAAATACAATATACATTCAAAATAATTTGAATACTGCTAATGCTAATATTGCATATATTCTTGGAGTAGATATTGCTCAAAACAATAGATTATCTACAGTAGAATCAAATACAGTATATACATTCGGTGTTGATGCACAACAAAATACTAATATTACTGGTGTAGGTACATTTGCTCAAGCAGCATATAATACTGCAAATACTGATGTAACAAGTATTAATACTACGCCAGGAACATATGGGAGTACAACAGTTGTTCCAGTAATAAATCTATTAGCAAATGGTAGAGTATCATCAATAACAAATACATCAATATCCACATCTGCTAATAATCTAACTGGTGCAATACCAAGTACAGTTCTTGGTGCTAACTCATTATACATTGGTACTACAACAATTGCATTGAATCGTGCTAGTGCATCTCAAGCATTAACTGGTATCATTTCAATAGACGGTGGAGCACCAGCAGGACAGTTAACTGGTTCTACATTAAGTTCTAATGTCACTTCTTCTAGTTTGACTTCAGTAGGAACAATAACATCAGGAACATGGTCTGGTTCTTTTGGTGCTGTATCTGGTGCCAACTTAACTACTTTAAATGCATCCAATCTATCTTCTGGTACTGTATCTACTGCACAATTAGGTTCTGGTACTGCAAATTCAACAACATACCTAAGAGGTGATAGTACTTGGCAGGTTATTTCTGCATCAGGTGGTGGTGCAACAATCACCGATGATACAACAACCAATGCTACAAGATATGTAACACTGACAAATGCTACATCTGGTACTATGTCTGTTGCAAATACTTCATCATCAAAATTGTACTTCAATCCAAGTACAGGTACATTATCTTCAACAGTATTTAACTCATTGTCTGATGCGTCACAAAAGACAAACATCAAGATAATTGAAAACGCAACAGACACTATCAATCAAATAGAAGGGGTTGAGTTTGATTGGGTAGACAATGGTGAAAAATCATCTGGTGTAATCGCACAACAATTAGAAAAGATATTACCACATTTAATATCAAATAATGATGGTATCAAGAGTGTTAACTATTCTGGTTTAATTGCATACTTGATACAATCCAATAAAGAATTAACAGAGAGAATAGAGAAATTGGAGAATATGATATAGCAGATGAATAAATAAGAATGTTAATCATAATATTTCAATCTGCTTTGTTATAAATGGCCATTACAAATAACAATAAAATAATAAGAAAATTAATAGTTGCCTTTGGCAATCTATTTAATAATATCTCTCTTGTTAGGTACAACACTGATGGTACAGAACAGGAAAGATTCTTAGTGCCAATAACATATGCACCAAAAGAATTGTATGTTCAGAGATTATCTTCTGACCCAGATTTAGATAAAAAAGTACAAATGACTCTTCCTAGAATGTCATATGAAATGATAGGGATGACATATGATTCTTCTAGAAAACAGAACACTAATATTAAAAATTTTGCACAATCTGGTTCTTTATTCTCACAATATAATCCAGTTCCATATAATTTTGATTTTTCATTATTGATTTACACCAGAAACTTTGAAGATGTACATCAAATAGTAGAATATGTGTTACCGTTTTTTACTCCTGATTATACAATAAAAGTTAATCTAATACCAGAAATGGGCGTTACAAAAGAAATTCCCATTGTATTAAATTCAACTGATCGTGAAGTTCTGTATGAGGGTGATAGAGAATCTGACCCAAGAATGATTGTGTGGACATTGAACTTTACTGTTAAAGGGTTTGTGTTTGGTAATATATCTAATGCTAATAAAGGTTTGATATTAAATTCAATAACACACATCTATAACGAAATAACACCAGACTCTGTTATCTATTTTACTTTAGACCCAAATTCTGGAATGGGTACTTACACAATAGGTGAAATGGTTTATCAGGGGTATTCACTTACAACTGCAACTGCAACTGCACAAGTGGTGTCTTTTGATGATACAAATAACAACTTGTATTTAAACAATATACAAGGAAATTTTGTATCTAACTTACCTGTAATTGGTGTTAAATCAAAAGCATCATACAAATTTACATACTACAGTGCAATCACCATAAGTGAAACTCCATCTGTAACAATTGATATACTATCTGAATATGCAAATACAATAATAGATGAAGCAAATAATCTACCAATACAGATACCAGTAGATATATACGACTATCCAAATTTGGCAAATACGTCAGACAATTTCGTTATTGTTACAAAAATAACAGAAACATAAAGGATCAAAATGGCAGGTATAAAACTTTCACAATTACATAGACTAACATCATTAGATCCAGCATCTAATACCACTCTATTGTTAGCATCCGATGAGAGTTACCCTTATTCATCTGTAACTTTTGGGTTGGACGCACTTTTCAATGCTCTAAACACATCATTAACCGCAGATGTATCACAGGCATTTAATAGAGCAAATGATGCTATCATATTAGCACAGAACGCATATGATAATTCCAACACATATCTAGGTAAGATTGATTCTGCTAACACCTTCTTACAGGCAAATGATAGTCTGACACTTTCCAGAGCAATTCAATACACAAATTCTGTTGTATCTTCTAATGTTTCATATGTTTCTGGGGTAGATATTGCACAGAACACCAACATATCTAATACACAAGCTTGGTTGAGTTCCAACGTTGCTTACATTGCTGGCGTAGATGCTACCCAAAATACTAATATCAGCAATTTAAATACTTGGTTAAATTCTAATAACCAATATAACACTGGTGTAAATGCTAGTCAGAATACTAATATTACTAACTTACAAAGTAATTTAAGTTCCAACGTATCATATATTGCTGGTGTAGATTCCACTCAAAATACTAATATTAGTAATCTTAATACATGGTTAAATTCTAACGTTGCTTACATTGCTGGTGTAGATTTAAGTCAGAATACTAACATAAACAACTTGAATGCATGGTTAAATTCTAATGTTGCTTATATTGCTGGTGTAGATGCTACTCAGAATACCAATATCAGTAATCTACAAAATGCCTTAAATTCTAATGTATCGTATAATGATGGTGTTAATGTTTCCCAGAATACTAGCATCAGCAATTTAAATACTTGGTTAAATTCTAATGTATCATATGTTGCTGGTGTTGATTACACACAGAATACTAATATATCTAACTTAGGTAATTGGTTAAATTCTAATGTATCATTTATTGCTGCTGTAGATGCTACTCAAAACTCATGGATTAGTTCTAATGTTGCATATTTTACGGGTGTTGATTTAAGTCAGAACACTAGTATTAGTAACTTACAAAGTGGTTTAAGTGCTAATGTTGTTTATATTGCTGGTGTAGATGCTCAACAAAACACATGGATTAGTTCTAATGTTGCATATTTTGTTGGTGTTGATAACAGTCAAAACACTAATCTACAAACAGCAAATACTTTCTTACAAGCAAATGATTTATTAACACTATCATCTGCTAAATCATACACAGACACATCAATATCTGGATTAAACAATTCTATATTAACATATGTTGGTGGTGTAGATGCTCAACAAAACACATGGATTAGTTCTAATGTTGCATATTTTGTTGGTGTTGATGCTACTCAGAATACTAATATAACAAATTTAACAACTTGGTTAAATGCTAATGTTGTTTATACACAAAATATAAATGATAGTCAGAATACAAATATTAGTAATTTAAATACATGGTTAAGTTCCAATGTATCATATATTGCTGGTGTTGATTTAAGTCAGAATACCAATATCAGTAATTTAAATACTTGGTTAAATTCTAACGTTTCTTATATTGCTGGTGTGGATTTAAGTCAGAATACTAATATTACTAACTTACAAAGTAATTTAAGTTCTAACGTTTCTTATATTGCTGGTGTGGATTTAAGTCAGAATACTAATATTACTAACTTACAAAGTAATTTAAGTTCTAATGTTGCTTACATTGCTGGTGTGGATGCTACACAGAATACCAATATCAGTAATTTAAATACATGGTTAAGTTCTAATGTTGCTTATATTGCTGGTGTAGATTTAAGTCAGAATACTAATATCAGTAATTTAAATACTTGGTTAAATTCCAATAACCAATATAATACTGGTGTAAATGCTAGTCAGAATACAAGTATATCAAATTTACAAAGTGGTTTAAGCGCCAATTTACTCTACATCAAAGGGGTAGATGATAGTCAAAACAACAGTATAACTAATACTCAATCGTGGTTAACTTCTAATGTAGCATATTTACAATCCATAGAAAATTCACAGAATACCTATATTTCATCCGTATTCAATACTGCCAACGTTGGAAATACTTTTGTCAATTCTGGTGGAACAGTTTTTGGCAGCGTCACTATATCCAATGATGCTTTGATTAAAGGAAACCTATCAGTATTAGGAACAACCACCACAACATATTCGTCATCTATTCAAGTAGGTGATTCATTATTATTACTTGCAAACAATAATACACTATCAGATTCTGTTGATATTGGATTTGTTGGTACATATAACGTTAGTGGTAATGCATACACAGGACTTTTCCGTGATCCAATATTAAAAGAATACATCTTCTTCAAAAACTATACACCTAAAGTTCAGTCAAACACACTCATCAATATTGCTGATCCATCTTTTACATATTCAAATGTATATTCTGCATATTTCAAAGGAAATGTCATAGCTTCTAATGTTGTAGTTAATGGAACTGATATAATCAATTTCACAACATCTGTATTCAATACTCAAAACACTAATATAAGTAACCTCAATAGTTGGTTAAATTCTAATATTGCTTATATACAGAGTATTAATAATGCTCAAAACACAAACTTACAGTCTGCTAACACCTTCTTACAAGCAAATGACTTATCAACATTAAATCAGGCAAATTATTATACTAATATAACAGTTGCTTCTAATTCTAGTTCTATATTAGCATATGTTGGTGGGGTGGATGCTCAACAAAATACATGGATCAGTAGTAATGTTGCTTACATTGCTGGTGTTGATGCTACACAGAATACATGGATCAGTAGTAATGTTGCTTACATTGCTGGTGTTGATGCAACTCAAAATACTAATATCAGTAATTTAAATACTTGGATTAGTTCTAATGTATCATATATTGCTGGTGTTGATGCTACTCAAAATACCAATATCAGTAATTTAAATACATGGTTAAATTCTAATAACCAATATAACACTGGTGTAAACGCAAGTCAAAACACCAATATAACCACTACTCAATCATGGTTAAGTTCTAATGTTGCTTATATTGCTGGTGTAGATTTAAGTCAGAATACTAATATAACCACTACTCAATCATGGTTAAGTTCTAACGTATCATATATTGCTGGTGTAGATGCAAGTCAGAATACCAATATTGGTAATCTTAATACATGGTTAAATTCTAACGTTGCTTACATTGCTGCTGTAGATTTAAGTCAGAATACTAATATCAGTAATTTAAATACTTGGTTAAATTCTAACGTATCATATATTGCTGGTGTAGATTTAAGTCAAAACACTAATATAACCAATACACAATCTTGGTTATCTGCAAATATTTCCTATATTGCTGGTGTAGATTTTACACAGAACACTAATATTAGTAATTTAAATACTTGGTTAAATTCCAACGTTGCTTATATTGCTGGTGTAGATGCTACTCAGAATACAAGTATCAATAACATTATTTCTTGGATTGGTGCTAACAATTCATATTTTCAAGGTATAGAGAACTCACAGAATACTAGTATCACCAACTTGCAGAGTGGTTTAAGTGCTAATGTTGCTTATATTGCTGGTGTAGATGTTACACAGAATACAAGTATCACTAATTTGCAGAACGCATTAAGTGCTAACTTACTTTATATCCAAGGGGTAGACGTTTCTCAGAACTCTAGCATATCAGGACTGACTATACAGATTAGTTCTAACGTTGCTTATACTCAAGGGGTTGATGCTCAACAGAATACTTGGATCAGTGCTAATAATAGTTATTTCCAAGGTGTATTAAATGGACAAAATACCAGTATTGGTAATCTTAATACATGGGTAAGTTCTAACGTTGCTTATACTCAAGGGGTTGATGCTCAACAGAATACTTGGATTAGTTCTAATGTAGCATACTTCCAGGGTATTGAGAATACTCAAAATACTAATATTACAACAGCAACCAATTTAGCACAGGGTGGATATAATAAAGCAAACCTGTCTATCAGTATACTTGGATGGCAACCAAATGCTGTGATATTTGCCAACTCTGGTGGTTATTTGGCAAATGATGCTTCACACATAGCATTCGTTACATCAAATAACACTTTAGTTGTTTCAAATATTTCTGTTCCGACAATATACACAACAGTGGGTGGTATTGTATTCCCAGATGGAACCACACAAACAACATCAACATATATTGCACCTGTTGATTTAACTGCTAGAGCAATTGCCCAATCAGCATTTATTCAGGCAAATACTGCATCAAACAATACAGTATATACTTTTGGTGTAGATGCAAGTCAGAATACTAGAATATCAACACTAGAAGCAAATACCATTTATACTTTTGGTGTAGATGCACAACAAAATACTAATATTACTGGTGTAGGTACATTTGCTCAAGCAGCATATAATACTGCAAATACTGATGTAACAAGTATTAATACTACAGCAGGAACATATGGGAGTACAACAGTTGTTCCAGTTATTACTTTACTTGCAAATGGTAGAGTTTCATCAATAACAAATACTGCAATATCAACATCTGCTGGTAATTTAACTGGTACTATTCCTAATACAGTATTAGGTAATTCATCAATTTATGTTGGTACTACAGCAGTTGCTTTAAATAGATCATCAGCACCTCAAACATTAACTGGTGTGAGTATTGATGGTAATGCTGGTACTGTAACAAACGGTATATACACCACCAATTACAACTCGTACTCACCAACACTAACAGGTGGCGGTGCTTCTGGTTCTTGGAGTATTAGTGTAACTGGTTCTGCTGGTTCTGTTGCAGCTTCTGGTATAACAGGAACGATTCCTACTGCAACATTAGGTTCTGGTACCGCAAATACAACAACATATTTAAGGGGTGATAACACTTGGCAGGTTGTTTCTGCATCAGGTGGTGGTGCTACAATAACAAATGACAATTCAACCAATACCAATTATTACCTTGGTATGGCAGGTATTACTTCTGGTTCTTGGACTACTGCATATGTTTCATCAAATGAATTGTATTTCAACCCAAGCACAGGAACACTTAATGCAACCATATTTAACTCATTATCAGATATATCATTAAAGGATAATATTACATCATTAAATAATTGTACTGACATTATAAATATGGTAAATCCTGTAGGATACACATGGAAGAAATCTGGTAAGAAATCATATGGTGTAATTGCTAATGAACTTGAAAAGATACTTCCAGAATTGGTTTCAGAAAATGATGGAATTAAATCCGTAGAATATAACTCATTAATAGCATTCTTAATTGGTGCAGTACAAGAGTTATCTGATAGAATAGAGATATTGGAGAATAAGTAATGTCAGTTGGTAATCCAAGTAACTTTCAAAAAGACGATCCAATATTTGGAAGTATAGATTTAGATGATGAGTATATTACTGATCAATGGTTAGTTGATCAGTTTGTTGGAAATACTTTGTTTGCATGTGGATATAATGCAAATGGTCAATTAGGTAATGGAACAATAGTATATTATTCTTCACCAATACAAGTGGGATCATTAACTAATTGGAAACAAGTTTCTTGTGGATATAAACATACAGCAGCAATAAAAACTGATGGTACTCTATGGACATGTGGATATAATATAACTGGAACATTAGGTAATGGAACAATAGTATATTATTCTTCACCAATACAAGTGGGATCATTAACTAATTGGAAACAAGTGTCATGTGGAGGCACCCATACAGCAGCAATAAAAACTGATGGTACTTTGTGGACATGGGGATATAATAATTGGGGAAATTTAGGTAATGGAACAGTAATAAGTTATTCTTCACCAATTCAAGTAGGATCATTAACTAATTGGAAACAAGTTGCTTGTGGCGGCCGCCATATGGCATCAATAAAAACTGATGGTACTTTGTGGACATGTGGATATGGTCTTTTTGGTCAATTAGGTAATCCGCCGCAGACACTTCCTAGAAATTATTCTTCACCAGTACAAGTAGGAACATTCACTAATTGGAAACAAGTTGCTGGTGGAGCAATTCATACAGCAGCAATAAAAACTGATGGTACTTTATGGTCATGGGGGAATGGTACTAATGGTCAATTAGGTATTGGGGCAACACCAACATCAAGAAGCAGTCCTACACAAGTAGGAACATTAACTAATTGGAAACAAATTGCTTGTGGAAGTTTGTTTACAGCAGCAATAAAAACTGATGGTACTTTATGGTCATGGGGAGACTGCGCTGGAGGTCAATTAGGTAATGGAACAAATATCACATATTCTTCACCAATACAAGTAGGATCATTAACTAATTGGAAACAAGTTGCTGGTGGAACAATTCATACAGCAGCAATAAAAACTGATGGTACTTTATGGTCATGGGGAGGTAATGGTAATGGTCAATTAGGTAATGGAACAACAGTAAACTATTATTCACCAATTCAAGTAGGATTATTAACTAATTGGAAATATGTTAATGGTAATTATAATACTACAGCAGCAATACCTTTCGCAGATATAACATAATTATTAGGGTTTATAGAAATGAATTATATATTAGTAAAAAATCAAGAACAAGTATTTTTAGGTCCATTTGATTGGAAACCTAGATATATTCAATCTGAAATTGATCAATTAATTGAAGATGGTGAATTAAGTACATTTTATCAAGTTCCACCAGTAGAACAAGGTTATATTGATATTGGAGATGGGTTTGAAATAATTCCTATTACTGATTCATCTATACCTGCTATTGATCCTCTTTTTGAAGATCCTATTGGTCCTTTCTATACCTATGCAAATAATAATGCAACAGTTACTTATTCTAAACAAGATAGACCATTACATTTTATTAAATCTGATTTGATACAACTTGCTGGTTCAATAAGATATAACAATGAGGTTGCAGGAACAACTGCAAATACTTCTGTTGGTTCTATTTCAGTTTCTACAGATAGAGATAGTAGATTACAATATTCCAACCTATTATCATCAATGGGGTCTAATACAATCAATTTTAAAACTGGTACTGAATTTGTCACATTAACCAGTAATGATATGCAGATTATTGTAAATACTATTCATAATCATGTTCAAGAACAGTTTGATTGGGAATTACAAACAATTAATGAATTAAATACAATAGATAATATTGATGATTTTAAATCAATATTATTAAATAAATTAACTCCACCAACAGAGAATACTGGATTACCAAATGCCTAGTAATTTTGATCAGTATCATCCATATACGGGATTTCAAGTAACTGACCCAAATACCAGTAATACTCAAGATTTAGGTCAAAGGTATACTACCAAATCTTATTTACTTGATGTTTATCCTAATATTGCAAGTACTTTAGGTGCAAGAACAAGTCCTGGATTATGGACATGGGGACAAAATAATAATGGTCAATTAGGTAATGGAACAACAACAGGTTATTCTTCTCCTATACAAATAGGAACATTAACCAATTGGAAACAGGTTTCTATGAATTCAAGCGGGGCAGGAATTAAAACTGATGGAACTGTATGGACATGGGGTTATAATTTTTTGAGTCAGCTAGGTATTGGAGTATATAATATAAATTATTCTTCACCAATTCAAGTAGGATCATTAACCACATGGAAACAAGTTTTTTGTGGATATAATAACATAGCATCATTAAAAACAGATGGAACTCTGTGGATGTTTGGTGGAGATAATAACTATGGCGAAATGGGTAATGGATCATCTGTTGTTATGTATTCTTCACCAATACAAGTGGGGGCATTAACGAATTGGAAACAAGTTTCTTGGGGATCTCAACATATAGTAACAGTAAAAACTGATGGAACTTTATGGACATGGGGAATTAATAATCAAGGTCAATTAGGACTTGGAACGGTAACAACATTTGGTTATTTTTCACCACTACAAGTAGGAACATTAACTAATTGGAAACAAGTTTCAAGTTTAAACAATTTTTCAGCAGCAATTAAGACAGATGGTACTTTATGGGCATGGGGAAACAATCAATATGGTCAATTAGGTAATGGGGCAAATGGTGTATATTATTCATCCCCAATACAAGTGGGATCATTAACTAATTGGAAACTGGTTTCCGTTGGAGGAAGACATTTATCTGCTATTAAAACTGATGGTACATTATGGACTTGTGGATATAATGGTTGTGGTCAATTGGGTAATGGAACAGGAATATATTATTCATCCCCAATACAAGTGGGGGCATTAACTAATTGGAAACAAGTTGCTTGTGGATACCAACATGTTGTGGCAGTAAAAACTGATGGAACTTTATGGACATGGGGATATAATTTTAATGGACAATTAGGTAATGGAACAACAACAACATATTCTTCACCAATACAAGTGGGATCATTAACTAATTGGAAACAAATTTCTGCTGGCAAAAATAATACAGCAGCAATTTCAGACGGATATATTTAAAATTATGAAAAACATTATTATTTGTGACAACTTTTATAGTGATATTGAACCACTTTCTAATATCATTTCTACTATGGAATTTGAAAGTGATATCTATGGAGAAGAAATAAAAGACTTCTCATATATCCCAGAACAATTACATAGTTTGTTTAATGGAATTCTAAATGAACCAGTAGAAATACAACCAAATACTGGTGTATTCAGAAAACCAAATTCAGCAGTTCTATTTGAGAATTTTTATCAACATGCATTATGGAAATGTATTGTGGCACTTGAAGATACTGTATTAAAAATACATGAACAAGAAGGTATTAAAACATTCTTTAATGTAGATAATGTTGAAGACTTTGTATTAAACAATTCTTTTGATTCTTCAAAATGGAATACTGTAAATTCAATAAATATCAAGAAAAATGATTTTGTTTTCATTAGACCTTGGTTTTGGCATAGTCTAGAAGAAAATAAATTAGTACAAGTATTTCTATTGAACCAAGAAATTAAGGAAGAATAATGGCACAGTTTCCATCGGGTTATACATTTTCTAGAACTGCTCAAAATTTTGTAATTTGGAGTGAACAATATATTACTCCTTATTGGGATGTTACATCATATCCTATGACTATTGTTCCTAATGCAACTACTGCGCCAGATGGTACGAATACTGCGTACTCTGTAACAGGCACCACCACAGGTGTCGGTGGTTTATTTGCACAAACTGTTTCAGCATCTACTGGTATAGGTTCTGGTATACAAACATCTTCAATATATGCCAAAGCAAACACCACAACACAGTTTACATTAAATTGTTACTATGGTGGAGATACCGAAGTTAATGTCACATTCACATTAACAGGAGCAGGATCTGCTACTGCTGGTGGAACGATTGTTAGTATCGGTAATGGGTGGTATAGATGTTCAATACAGACACCAGCAATGATAACTGCTAATGCATCATTTGCATATCGTGTATGGCCACAATTAAGAGGTAATCTAGCAGCAGTTGGTTGTTACTTCTGGGGTGCTGCTGTAAATAATGGTTCTACTTTATTACCATACATCGGAACTCTAGATAAACAATTAAATCAAAATTTTGGATCAGTTCCTGTTGATATGGCAGATATGTTTGTCCGTAAGGAATTATTTTTGAATGCTGGATTGTGGACATGTGGATATAATAATAATGGAGGATTAGGTAATGGAACAACAGTAAACTATTCTTCACCAATACAAGTTGGTTCATTAACTAATTGGAAACAAGTTGCTGGTGGATTTGGACATACAGCATCAATTAAAACTGATGGTACTCTATGGACATGTGGATCTAATCAATATGGTCAATTGGGTAATGGAACAACATCAAATTATTCTTCACCAATTCAAATAGGATCATTAACTAATTGGAAACAAGTTTCTGCTGTATATTATCATACAGCATCAATAAAAACTGATGGTACACTATGGACATGGGGATGGAGTCTTTATGGTCAATTAGGTAATGGAACAATAGTATATTATTCTTCACCAATTCAAGTAGGAACATTAACTAATTGGAAACAAGTTGCAGGTGGTGGTTATCATACAACATCAATTAAAACAGATGGTACTTTATGGACATGTGGATATAATGGTTCTGGTCAATTAGGTAATGGAACAATAGTATATTATTCTTCACCAATACAAGTAGGATCATTAACTAACTGGAAACAAGTTGCTGGTGGATTAGTACATACAGCAGCAATAAAAACTGATGGTACTTTATGGACATGTGGATCTAATCAATATGGTCAATTAGGTAATGGAACAACATTAAATTATTCTTCACCAATTCAAGTAGGAACATTAACTAATTGGAAACAAGTTGCAGGTGGTGGTTATCATACAACATCAATAAAAACTGATGGTACTTTATGGACATTTGGATACAACAATTATGGTCTATTAGGTAACGGAACAACATTAAATTATTCTTCACCAATTCAAGTAGGAACATTAACTAATTGGAAACAAGTTGCTGGTGGACTTTATCATACAGCATCAATTTCATCACCAGATTTACCTGCATAATATATCACATATATAATATTGTAATGAATATATTATTAGGAGTTTGCAATGAAAAAGTACAATTTTATCTCTGGTCTCCCAAGAAGTGGAACCACCCTTCTTTCAACGATTCTCAAACAGAATCCAAAGTTTGAAGCATCTATTTCTGGTCCTTTAGCAAGATTTACTAGAGCAGTTATTCAAGAATCATCTTCTCAGGGTGGTTATCGTTTTGAATGTCCACCAGAAAAACGCAAGAAACTTATCAATGGTTTATTTGAAAATTATTATGACGATCCTACCAAAGAAGTTGCTTTCAATACTAACAGAGGATGGGGATTACTTCTTCCTACCATCAAAGACCTTTATCCCGAATCAAAGTTAATTCTTTGTGTTCGTGATATTTCTCAAATTTTAAATTCATTTGAGTGGTTATTAAGAAAACAACCGTACGTTTTTTCTTCCATGTTTTCTCCAGAAGAAAATACTAATGTTTATACTCGTTGCGAAACATTGATGAATCCGGGAAGAACTCTGGGGTTTGCTTATAATGCAGTTAAACAGGCGATTACTTCTGAATATAAATCTTCAATTATGATTATTGAATATGATAAATTAGCCAAGAATCCAGAGTTTATTATGAAGACTCTATATAATTTTATTGAGGAACCATATTTTGAACATGATTTTAATGACGTAGAAGCATCTTATACCGATTTTGATGAAGATGTCCAAATTGAAAATTTACATACTACTAGAAAAAAAGTAGAATTTAAACCGCAAGATATGATTATTCCTCCAGATATTCTTCAAATGGTGAAAAATATGGAAGTCTGGAAATGATTTATAATATCACAAAATCCACATTTGGTACTTTAGGTACTAGATGTGGAGACCTGATTGCTATTTGTAATATCATTGAATATCTTAGAAAGACCAAAGAACAACATATACAATTTTACATTCCAAAATATGTTCTAAATCAAGACGATTATATTCATAAATTCTATGATTATCTTTGTGATATCACAGATTACTTTTCCAAAGAAGAAGGGTTTCTAGAACTACCATTCTTCAATGTTTCGGTATGGGATTTTAGATCCATCATTGGTGACCATGTAATCATTAAAAATCCAATTGGAAACATGGATTATAAAGTCGTTATATTTCCACTATATGATGCAGAATATAATAATCAAAGAAATTGGTCTATTGATTGTATGAATGATATTTTAAATGAATGTAGAACGAAATATCCTCATCACAGAAAAGTTATTTGCTCAAAAGAACCACCACCAGATGGACTATTTGATTATTCTGGATTTGAAATATCAACAGATTTCATAACAAATATTCATCATATAGAAACTTCTATGGTATTTTATGGTGGTGATACTGGTGTTTCTCACTTTGCATCTGTATTGGATAATGGTCCAGAATTGAATTATATATATTCAAATAGGTGTTTATTACACACAACTCCTTTCTATTCTATAGGTGAAAATAGTAAAGGAAAATTGAGAACATTTTGGTTAGATTTTATGGGAGACGCGAAGTGGGACTTAAAATAAATTTAGGTAGTGGGTTTAAAAGAATTGATGGATTTCTTAATGTAGATGATGATCCTTTGGTTGAACCAGATTATATTGTCAATCTAGATGATGTTAATATCAAACTTCCCTTTGAAGACAGTTCTGTAGAAGAAATCAGAGCACACCACATTCTTGAACATATCGGTGATGGATTCATTCCATTAATGAAAGAGTTATATCGTGTATCAGAACATGGATGTATTCTTGATATAATTTCTCCAAACGAAACCCACTCAGCTTTTCATGGCGATCCAACACATAAAAGAGCAATCAATGTAAATGTGATGTACATGTTTTCCAAAAATTACATCAAGTACCATATAGAAAAACACAATTCCAGTACTGGAATGGCACTTAAATATGATATCAATTTTGATGTAATCCATTATGAATTTGAATATGACCAATTCTATGTTCCTATGCTAGAGGACTTCTTCAAAAGAAAAGAAGAAGGGAAAGTATCACCAGAAGAGGATTTTGGTGTCCAACGACTTCTTAGAGAAGCAAATAATGTAGCAATGAATAATATTATCAAATTGGTAGCAGTCAAGGAATAACTATGGATCAGAATGATACTTATGGTGAAGGTGACCCTTTAGTTTTTATAGTCAAACAACTAATTAAAGGTCAATATGAAGAATTAGCAGAACAAGTTGTTGATGTTTTTGCAAATGCAGCAATACATATTGAATCTGTTAATACTATATCAAAACTTTATTATGATGTCAGAAATTATGACAAGGCAGAGAAATTTACATTAAAAACATTGGATATGTGTGAGACGAATGAACAGAGATATAATGTTCGTGCCAATTTGGGTAAATTGTATAATAATTTTAATGAACCTGTCAAGTCGTTATTTTATTCAAAACAGAATCTTGCAGTTAATCCAAACAATCCAGATACTTTATTGGAAATGGTATTCTCCTATTTTCTCAATGGTCAAAAAGAACCAGCAGAAAAAATTCTTAGAGAACTGAAAGAAAGAGAACATGAACTTGGAGAAAGACACAGAAATATCGTAAATTTCAATCTTGGAACTTATGATATGGAAGCAGGACATTTCTTGAAAGGTCTTGGTGGATTCCTCATTAATGTTAAAAAACTAGAACTTTGGTTTAACCATGAAGAAATTCCATTGAAGTATTGGACTGGTGGGTTATATCCAGGCAGAACTTTGATTTTCCATATGAATGGTGGTGGATTTGGTGATTCTTTTATCGCAATCTCATATTGGAATAAATTAAAAGCAGCAGGATTTAATCCAGTATATTCCAATTCCAATAAAGATATTGTTGATATATTCAATCGTTGTGGTTACACTTCTGTTACTGATTGGAGAGATGTCAAAGATCCAGATGCATTATGGTGTTTTGCATTTGAAGTTCCTTTATATCTCAACATGAAACCACAAATAATGTTAACCGAACATTATTTGTGGGCATCAGATCAAGCAAGAGAAAAATGGAGTTGGTTAAAGGAACGTAAGAAACTTAAAGTAGGTGTCAGGTTCATTGGTAACATGCGAAATAATGCTTTGCTTTATAGACATATTGAACTTGACAATATGATGAATTTCTTACATGAAACTTTTGAGGGACAAGATGTAGAATACTATTCACTACAAAAGGGTGATGGTGAAGAAGAGGCAAGGAAATGTCCAGAATTAATTGATGTTGCAGGTCAAATCAATTCTTTTGATGATACTATTGCATTGATAGAAAATCTAGATATAGTTATTTCCACATGTACTTCTGTGGTTCATATTGCAGGTGCAGTTGGAACCAAAACCGTAGTGTTTGTTCCTATAGCCGCATACTTCACATATTTAACACCGACATTAGAAGGAAGACCACCACACACAAGTCCTTGGTATAGTGACAGCTTCAGATTCTTTAGACAAGTAAAACCAAAAGTTTGGGATGAACCCATGTTGGAAGCAAAAGAATACATTAAAGGACATTTACTTGAAAATAATGAATAATATATTTCTAGTCCCATCAGGGATATATACCAAGCAAACTTTATTCTCTGTAGAAGATAGGATAAATCAAACAATAGAAACTGCAATTGACATTCGTAAAAAAGTTCCAGATGTAAAATTGTATCTATTAGAGGGTGGTGATAAATCACTATCATTTGATGAGAGGTCTAAATTTCTAGAAGTGTATGATGATGTTTTAGATTTCACAGGTCATGAAGTAATTAAATTTTCGCACCAGTTGGGTGGTGGGACAATGAAAAGTTCTTGTGAAACCTATATGTTAATGCAATCCATTAAATTGCTTAATGTACCAGAACAATCAAGAATTTTTAAGATATGTGGAAGGTATAGATTGTCTGATAGATTTGATTTAAGTAAACATCATAGTGCAACTGGAAAATATTTGTTTAAGAATAAGGAACCAGGATTAGAGTTCATTGCAGAATATACCAAGTCAAAAACTTCATTGTATCGTTATGAAACTAGATTGTTTTCTTTCTGTGGATCAATATTTGATACTGTTGTTAAAGACTTTGAAAAGATATTCTATAGTTTGATTGATATGTATTCAAACAATTTATATAATGATGTAGAACATATGACATATATGGTATTAGACCAATCTCTAGTTTTAGACACAGATTGTATTGGTGTAGCTGGACTTCGTGGTGAAGAGAAAGATTCAATTATAGATGAGTAATGACATGAGTGATTTTTATACTTTTATAGTAACATCAACTATTAATGCATCTGTTCAAGGTGGTGTTAATGTATATGGAACGGCAAATAGGTTTGAAGAAACATTAAAAACTTTTGATTCTATCAGAAGTAAAGTTCCCAATGTTAAAATTATATCTATAGACAATTCTAATATTCCATTGACAGAAGAACAAAAAGAAATTATCAAATCAAAAGTAGATTACTTTCACCAAATAGATCACAATATTTTCACACTATTCGTCAATAGAATAGGTTCTAAAGGAATGGGTGAATCATACATTATGTATGAGGCACTTAATATTATAGAAAAGAATAATTTGTTAGGTAAAAGAGTATTTAAAATAACTGGAAGATATTGGTTGGCAGATTCTTTTGACATTTCATTCTATGAAAAACCGGAACTTATTGGTAAATATGCTCATAAAATAAATCAATGGGATGTAAGCACCGATAATTTTGTTAGTCATAGAGAAAGAGTTGTGTATTTTGAAACCAGATTATGGTCTTTCTGTTGGACATTATTTGACAACTATAGAGAATTAATTCAAGTTATATTTGATACACAGGCAAGCAATGTAGGAAGACCTATGTGTAATCTGGAAAGGAGTCATTGGTACCATACACCAAGAGATAAACTATATGAATTAGAAACTGCCCATGTAGAAGGTTATACTGCCCATGATGGTGTTTATAAGTTTGAATAATAAACTGACATAAATAGTTGATAACTCAATAGAGATTAACTATGGCAGATATAACTTCAAGAGTAGATTTTAAAAATTATTGTCTTCGTAGACTTGGTTTTCCAGTAATAGAAATTAACGTAGATGATGATCAAATAGAAGACAGAATTACCGATGCTATTCAATATTTTGTTGATAGACATGCTGATGGTACACAGAAAATCTATTATGTTCGTTCATTAACAGCACAAGATTTGACTAATAGATATTTAGATTTAAGTCCAACTGTTGCTGTAGACGATCATGGTAATCATGTGGATATTGTTGGTGTTACACGTATATTTCCTATTATGGATTCACAAGCAACCATCAACATGTTTGACTTGAGATATCAATTACGTTTAAATGAACTCTACGACTTCACCTCTGCCTCATACATCAACTATACACTCACACAACAACACTTACGATCACTAGAGATTATGTTCACTGGTGAGGTTCCTATTCGCTTTAATAGACATATGAAAAAACTCTATATTGATTGGGCATGGGGTTCTCAAGAAGCACCAGCTGGAACAATTGTTGTTGCTGAATGTTATGCTACTTTGAATCCTGATGCATATCCTTGGGTGTATAATGATAGATGGTTAAAGGAATATGCCACAGTACTTATTAAAATGGCATGGGGTGCTAACTTAAAGAAGTTCAATAATATTCAACTACCAGGTGGTGTTACGCTCAATGGTGATAAAATTTATGATGAAGCAAATCAGGAAAAACTGAGACTTGAAGATGAGATGGAGTCACAACATGGTGGTGTTTTGGAATTTTTCTTAAATTAAAATATGAAATACACAATTTATAGAATAACCAATAAAATTAATAACAAATCATATATTGGTTTTACTAGGAAGAAAATAGAAGAAAGATTTAAAGAACATCTATATGAATCTCACAACAAAAAT